GTAATAATAGTATTAATACTTATATTTGCAACATCAAACAACAACAATAAACAAAGAAAGCAAGTTTGAGTGAGATAACCAAATAAAAGTAATAACTAAAAAGAGGTAAGACAATGAAAAGATTCGATTTACGACAGATTATGAGAGATGCCCACAGAACTTACAAGTATGTAGGCAAGAAACAAGGCAAGACCTTCGGTGAAGTTCTGAAATCAACATGGAAACTGGCAAAACTGAATGTTACAATGCAGGAAGAGCTGGCAAGACAACAGGAAGAAAGAAATAACAAGGTGTTCACTCCGGTCAAAGCAGAAAGAGTCACTTTCAAAGCCGAATGGTCAGACTGCTACAACTCCAACAGCCGTGGATATTTAGGCTCCCAGTACTGCGGAGATTAAGCGGTAACGGCCAGCGAGCCTACCTTTTGATGGGATTACCGCTACTAAATGGAGTTTGACCATAACAAACAGGAGAAGCGACACTCCGCAACAACACATCCCGAAAGACTCGGAACTGGTGACAGCAGAAGCAGACTTGAGTAGGGTTACGGGTGCAGTCCCGGAGGTAACTGAAAGCTGCCGTTTGCGTACTGAGAAAGGTACAATGCAATACGCAATATTCCTGAGTGAACAAGCGGCAAAGGGCGCCAAGCGTGTAAGGGTAAAATAAAAAGAGCGATCATGCCCCGAACGGTTATGCAGTGAAGAACAGTAGCTGACAACTCCGGTGGGAAGACCAGAGAGAGGTTATCGGGGCACAAACTAATAATATCTACTTATGACAATGAAAGCAATAATTGAAAAAATAGTAAAAATACGTCCTACAACCTATGGGTTTATAGGAAAAGATGATACCGGGATAATCAACAAAACCGTTGTCATAAAGTTGTTCACTATCCCGATATACAGGAAAGAAATTTTAGTTCAGAAGAATATTTGACAGTTCCTGAAAGCTAAATTCCGTATGGATTTTAGCTCCATTTTGAAATAAGATCAATGTACCTTCATCGGTAGGCTTTACAAGCTGAACTGCACTTGCATTGATGATGCACTTTTCACCATCCACGGTGATTTCAACAAACTTGTTCATAATACTTAATTTTTTGTTTGACACCACAAAGTTAAGTAAATCCCCCAATAAAAGCGTGATGCCGCCAATCGGATTGGTTTGGGGGAACAAAACTAATACACAATCAAATGAAAGCAATATCAATATTATGCGCAGTATCATACGCGATACTCCTTATTACCATGCGTGATATGGGCGTATGGTTCTGGATAGCATCCGCCGCCTTCGCGGTAACATCATTAGTGATAAGCAACGAACTTGACAATATTGAAAATCAAAAAAAATAAAGCTATGACAACAGTAGAAGAGTTACAAAGCATGACACACGAAGACCTTGTAAGACGTGTACAAGAACTGGAACAAGACCTTAAAGAAGTCAAGGAACAGAGCGACATGTGGCTCGATTCGTTCACCCGCCTACAGGCACGACACGAAAGCAGCATTAATGCTCTAGACAACATTGTTAAACTGACTAAAATGAAGTAAATATGGTAAAAGTAACAGAAAATTGGGCGTCCACATTGAGAGCGATGAAGGTAGGTGATATCGTTGTGTTCCCTGTGCGTGCGATATCTTCCGTCAACACAACCATTTCCAGACTAAGATTGGAGATGTGTGTCGAGAATGCGGACTGGAAACGAACAGGAGAGGTTGACCGCAAGCGCGGAGAGTTTAAAATCCAGCGTGTGTCATGATTACGCTGTCAGAGCGCGAGCATCTTGTCGCCGAACAATATTGCAAGGGTTTGGCCGACAAGGAAGTGGCCGACAGGCTGCAACGCTCGGAATGGACCATCAAAGCGCAGAAGCGGGATATATACAAAAAGCTGGGTATTTCCAAAGATACCGAGCTGGTATTATACATGTTCTGTGAACGCATGAAGATCAACTTCGATATAAAAGAGATACGTAAACACGGACTTGAGTTATTCTTCTCCATCCTGTTCTTTATCATTGCCGCATTGGATTTTCATCCTGATATGAGACAATGCAGGAGCAGAGCAAAAGCAAGAACCACCCAAGTATCAAGAACAAGACGAACAAAAACAGATTCAGATTATGAACTATACAGTTAACAACCAACTACGGACATCCATCTTATTTGATGGAACGGCAGAAGCACGGCTAGCAGACATCCTAACCATCATGGACACCCATACATTCGGTAAAAGAGAAGCGGCCAAAATAGTTGGAGGCATAGGAAGGCTTATCAGACTGATCGAAGAAAACAAAATACGTTCCGACAAGCCTACATGCGCACAAAACGGGAAATGGTTCTGCAATGCCAGTGATGTCCTGCGTTATGCACAGACCAAAATGCCAAGGAAGCCTAGAAAATTAAAAAAGAAAGTGGCATAAGCCACACGGGTAATTAGCTTAATGGGAAAGCGGTATTCACTTTTTTCTTTACGTTCAGACGGTTTGTGATTGTTTTCAGGAAGAATACAGATACAGGTTCGAATCCTGTATTACCCACACCCAAAGAGAGGGAGCCGTACACCCTTATAAACGTAGCCATGTTAGAGACTTCAAGGCAGTGAAGCAGAGAGCAATTTGTTAGATAATAATTTAACCCAAAGCCGCTGGAAAGGACAGCGTGAGGTGAGAGCCCTCTTTATATGTTATATTCTATATCCTCATTTATCCCGGTGCGTCCTGGCCGGCTATCCGGGAACTATTTTTTTTAACTCATTTATTAACCACTAAAAAATTATTTGATTATGGGACTTATCAAAAAGCCTAACGAGCTGACAGTCAAGAATACCCTGTCGGCATTGATCTACGGCCAACCTGGCATGGGAAAGGCTCAACCTTTGTATTGCAGCGTTCTGACACCGGAAGGATATAAGAAGTTATCCGATATATCTGTAGGAGACACCCTGATGGGATGTGACGGTAAAGAACAGAAAGTATTGGGTGTTTATCCTCAAGGAGTAAGACCTGTGTACAGAGTCATGACAAATGACGGAGCCATAACTTATTGCGATGAAGAACATATATGGAATGTTCGTTCAAATACTGGCAATAACCGTAAAGCAGGATTTAGAAACATGACCCTTAAAGAGATGATGTCGAAGGGTATCTCTTGCCCCTTGTCTCCATCAAGACAGTTTTCTACAAGAAAACCTATCCCGCGCTTTGAGATTCCGGTAGTAGATGCTATGGAATATACTGAAAAGAGCTATGATGTTGACCCGTATATTCTTGGGGTTTTAATCGGCGATGGTTCTCTGACGGGGAATGTAGCAATATTCTCAAATCCTGATGTAGATTCACAAATAGCCAGCAACGTAGAACGACT